TCCTTCAGTTTCTGGTGGCGTGGTGCGTTGAGAATGACAGCCTGTTTTGCCTCACTGAGTTCCTTTTCCATTTCAGCCAGCCGAGCCATGTAGCTATCCTGCTCAACCAGGTGGCCGCGATATTCCAGCGGTAGTACCGCCAGAATTGCCGGGGTCAGTTCACGCACGTTATTTCGGTATTTTTCAGAATCGAATTTGTTATCGAGGAAGCGGAACAGCTTCTGGCGTGCACGGCTGACATCATCAGGGAAATCGATGGTGCCGCCGCCCTGCTCCCGATACTCATTCACAATGAGTGCGGCAACAACATCCTGATTATCTGCAGCCGACCAGGCGCGAACGGCATCACGGATTTTTTCGTGGCCTGGCGCCTGTTTTGTTTGAGAACGATTTATCACCGCAGTCGGGCTAAATCCGCTAGTCTGTTGGTATGTAAGTGGTTGCATAGTCATTGCCTTATCAGTTAACGCCGCAGTTTAGGCGGCAGAATTACTCGCGTTAAACAATGGTGCGAGGTCGGGACGAATATCTGCTGGTTTAATCTTTCCACCAGTGGCTGAGACAATTTTCATTACATAGCGGGCATCAATTCCGCCACCGTGTAGCCAACGCCAAACTGTGGGTTGGGCTACACCGCATAGATCTGCCAGTCGTTTTTGACTACCTGTAATACTGATTGCGAGTTGAATGGTTTGATTTGTCATTATCAATTCCTATTGGTATTGAAATGAATGAATAATAGCAATGCGTATTAATCCAAGCAATAGCAAAACGTGTTTTGACCATCAATACGCAAGCGTATAAATTAAAACTTATGAAAAAAGAAACTCTTGCTGATCGCTTAAACCTAGCGATGGAACAATCTGGAATGTCTCAAGGCGCTCTTGCAAAGGCGTCTGGCGTAGCTCAACCCACAATCTGGAGACTGACAAGCGGCAACGCGCGCGGCTCAACAAAAATTGTTGAAATAGCTAATGCATTGGGTGTTCGAACAGAATGGCTCTCATCAGGCATAGGCCCGATGAGAAATGACGGTCAACAATCAGGGAAGCCTGCTGTCAGCCATTCAAAATACTTCAAGATTGACGTTCTTGATATAGAAGTCAGTGCCGGACCGGGTGTCATCAACCGTGAGTTTGTGGAAGTTCTACGCTCGGTTGAGTACTCGTTTGACGATGCTCGTCACATGTTCGATGGCAGGAAGGCGGAAAATATCCGCATTATTAACGTGCGCGGTGACAGCATGTCAGGGACGATCGAACCAGGTGACCTGCTGTTCGTTGATATCACTGTTAAATCTTTCGACGGTGATGGCATCTATGCGTTTCTGTACGACGACACTGCCCATGTAAAACGTCTTCAAATGATGAAGGATAAGCTGCTGGTTATCTCTGATAACAAGAGCTACTCGCCGTGGGACCCGATCGAGAAAGACGAGATGAACCGGGTGTTCATATTCGGTAAGGTCATTGGAAGCATGCCGCAGACGTACAGGAAGCATGGTTAATTTATCTACGACTTAAGGGAGCGAAGGTTAAGGTTTATACCACTCGGATTAGATATTGCACTAAATTCTCTATAAGAACGCCAAATCTGTTTGCATATTTCAGTAAATATTCTCGTTGTTAGCTGAGATTTGTTGCTACTGTCAGCAAAATGTCCCCCTATCTCGTAGCGGTTTTTATTTCGAATCATTATGTTAAGATGTTTCTGATTATAATGAATGGAAACATAAAATGAGAAAAATCCTAATCGCTGCCATGATGGCATCTCTATTGGCTGGGTGTGCTTCTTCAGGCAACCAGCAACTCAAAAATGAAACTGAAATTAGTGTCCAGTCTAAACTTCAGGAAGGTAAAACAACCAAGAATGAGGTTAAATCTTACTTTGGTTCTCCTGATGCTGTTTCATATACTGACAGTGGAAACGAGATCTGGAAGTACGCCTTTGCAAAAGTAAAAGTTAATGGCACCACTTTTATTCCATTCTATGGATTATTCCATAATGGAACGAACGGTACGAAAAAAGAACTTACTATTCTTTTTGACGATGACACGATTAAGAAATACACAATGTCAGAAACCCAAATAAACTCGAAATCAGGTTGGGCTGACTGATAATCATACCCGGCAACCGCGCCGGGTTTTCTTTTCCTCCCCCTCATAACTCATACCGTCCAAAAAACCACCACACCTCACTTCAGTTATCGCTATGCGATTCAAGTCACAAAATTAATTCTTTTTGCTATCAAACATTTAATATCAAAACACATCAACTAATAGCAATAAGTATTGATATCACCAATAGCAATAGCTATTATCACCATATCGCAACAACACAACGATACGGCAACCACCTGATTCACCGTTGCGATGACCGCTTAGATCCGCAGCTTGAATTTCAGCAGGCTTCGGGGAGTGCGAGGGATGAAACGGACGCGTGAACGTCGGTGTGACCAGCTGAAATCAACTCAACATTTCATACCTTAGTCGCTTCAACGAGGCGGCTTAGTTATGACAACCGGCGGCCATCCACCGCCAGATACTGCGCAACCCCTCATTTGTTCAGCAGCCCAGCTTACGGGCAGGAGTTTTTATGGTTCATCAACATTACGGAACGCAGACCGTTAATCGAGGTGCGGTCATGCCAGGAATGCTGGTCAAACACAAAGATGGTACCTGGACTGCATCAGCTAATTTACGCGGACGGCTTTATCTGCATCGCGGCATCGAGCGCACTTATACCCGTGACTTGCTCGTGGAAGTTTTTCTCGACGGACGCGGCAACGGCCTGAATCACTAATCCCCTTTCCTGTTTTCCTAATCGGCCTGGCATTTCCCGGGCAATAGTTTCACAGCCATTTTCAGGAGTTCAGCCATGAACGCTTATTACATTCAGGATCGTCTTGAGGCTCAGAGCTGGGCACGTCACTACCAG